AAGGCCGCCGGCGCCGAAGGCCTTCCCCTAACGGCCGAGCAACGCGCTTATCTCCAGGCTTCCGTCGAGTCTACCCGTGACGAGTTCCGCGAGTCTGTCCGCAACAAGCGCCGCTTCGTGCGCGACGAAGACATGGAAGGTCAGGTCTTCACCGGGCGGGAAGCCGCCGCCAAGGGTCTGGTCACGGGCATCGTGCAGAACCTTCGCGAAGCCCTCGCCACTTTCTGACCCCTGCCAGTTGCCCACCTCCGCAATCTTTAAGACCATGACTATCGAAGAAAAACTCGTTGCCGCCGAAGCCCTCGTTGCTTCCGCCTCTGCCGAACGTGACGATCTCCGCGCTACCGTTGAGAAGCTCACCGTCGGTTCCGCTTCCGAAGTCGAAAGCCTGAAGGTCGAAGCCGCCGTCAAGGACTCCAAGGTCACCGACCTCGAGGCCTCCCTTGTCGCCTCTGCCAAGCAGATCGAAGAGCTCACCGCCAAGGTCGCCGAACTCTCGGCCGTCCAGGTCAGCGCCAGCGCCGAAGCCGCGACCATCGTCGCCAAGGTCGGCGTCTCCCCCATCGACCTCCCCCAGGGCGACAGCCCGGTCCGTGCCACGGACGCCGAGATCGCTGAACAGTACGCCGCCATGCCCTTCGGCAAGGAGCGCACCGAGTTCCTCAAGAAGAACCGCTCGGCCATCTTCAAGTCTGCCAAATAATTTCCCAACCCTCACCCGCTAAACTAATATGTCCAACACCATCGCTGCTCAGCTGATCGTCGACACCCTCGCCGCCCAGTCCCAGACCATCCTCGCGAACCGCCTCGCCGCGCTCCGCAACTTCTCGACCGACTTCTCCACGGACGTCAAGAAGCCGAACGACACCATCCAGGTCGCCATCGCTTCCGCTACGGCCGCCACCCAGGTCAACCCTTCCGCCTTCAATGTCATCGGCGGCACGACCCTCTCGGCTACCGCGGTCGCTCTCGACCACGTCTACCAGCCCTTCGGTCTCGGCTACGCTGACATCCAGAACAGCATCCGCCTCGAACGACTGGTGAAGATCAACCTCGACGCCCTCGCCGACAAGATCTGGGCTCTCGCTACCGCCCCCATCACCGTCGCCAACTTCGGCGCCGCTGCTGTGACCGCCGCTGATAGCGCCGTCACCCCGGGCTCTGCTCAGCTCAAGGCCCTCTGGGCCGGTGTCTCGAAGGCCGGCCGCAAGGCCCTGATCGTGAACCCTGGCATCTACAGCCAGCTCATCCCGACCAGCACGACCTCCCTGCCCCTCTCCGAAGGTGCTTACGGTTTCGACGGCGGCGTCTTCTACGCCTCCCAGTTCCCGTCCGAGGCCAAACTGGCCGGCTTCGCCTGTGCGCCTGAGGCCGTGGCTCTCGCGGCCGCCGCCCCCTCCCTCGACCACGTCCGCGACGGCATGCTCGTCTCGGAAGTCGTCGCCCTGGAAGGCCTCGGCATGAGCATCTACTACAACGTGTGGGCCGATAAGAGCACCCGCAACCTGGTCGCCTCGGCTGAACTGATGTTCGGCGCCAACAAGGCGGTCACGACCGGCACGATCGCCGCGGTCTACAACCCGTAATCGCCGGGGCTTAAAGCCCCACGAAACGAGACCCCCAGAAATGGGGGTCTTTTTTTTGCCCACCCTTGCAGATTTATGAGCCTGTATCCTGAGTTTCTCCCCGATGCCAAGGAGATCGTGGCGGACCTAGGTATCCCTGGTTCCACCGCCGGCGGGGCATTGACCTTCTCCTGCCTCATCTCCGAACCCGCCTACACGACCGTCCTCGAGGCAGGGGGGTATAACGAGCGGACCCAGTACTCGGTCAGGCTCCCAGCTGTAACGGCCTCCTGGAGCCTCCCAGATGGGTCTATTGGGGCATCTGGCCCGACCCTCGCGGCTGGTGTACCCGTCGCCGGGCTGGGTATCGGCAAGCGCCTGACGGTCGGGGGCAGGGTCGTCCGCATCAACAGCCAGACGTATAAGCCTGCCTCGGCTTGGATCACCCTCATCGTCATCGACGCCGACCAATGATTCAGGGCGGCATCGTCCCCCGCAGCCGTGACGAGTTCATGGCCGCCATCAAGGCCTTCAGCGAAGGCACCGGGGACGGCATGCGCGACGTGTTCCTGGAGCAAGGCGCCTTGTGCTGCCGAGACTCCATGATCTTCACCCCGCCCATCGTGAAGGCTGGGGGCGACGGCATGAGCAAGGAGGCTAAGTTCGCCGGCGAACTGGCTATCCAGAAGGACGTGAAGTCGGTCATGGTCGGCGAGCGTTCTGGAAGCACCCGGGCCCGCCGAGGTCGCCTGTTCCGCAAACTGGGCAGCGCGTCCTTTACGAACAACCCGGCCAAGTTCTGGAAACTCGCTTCGGACAACTCTGAGCTCTTCGCGGGGAACGGCCTCTGGTCCCGCATGTTCGGGAACGGCTTCGGAACGGATAAGGGGTTCAAGAAGCTGAAGAACTACTTCGGCAAGATCGGGCAGGAGGAGGCTTCTAACATCTTCAACCGACCCATCGTCGAGAGCCGCGAACAGGTCCGCCAGATTCACGAGACTGCCCGCAAGCGCTTCGGCGGACGCATCGTCAAGAACGGCGGCCCAGGCATTGATTTCTGGCAGAGGGCCGTGGTCAAGGACGGCGTACTGGAGGCCTACATCAAGGAACGCATCAAGATGGTCGGCCGCATCAAGGCAGGCTGGGTCGATACCCTGAACAAGCTGCCAAAGCCGACCAAGCTCTCAGGCCCTGCCTCGCGCAAGAACTCAGGCCGCTCACAGATTCCTCTCTGGATCAAGCGCCACGCCAAGAGCGACGGCTACGTCCAGATGTCCATGCGCCAGGTAGACCAGCTCATAATCGACATCACCCTTGGGAACCGCATTGGCGATACTGACTTTATTGCAACCGACGCGGACACGAAGAACCTAGTCTACGGCAACCGCGTCAAGCAGATGCCGGCCATGCTCGAGAACATGCTCCAAGCGCAGAAGGAAAAGTTCAACCGCGGCAAACGCTAACCACTCTATGGGAACCATCTCTGTCCGACACATTACCGAGGGCGTCCTCGACACCTACCTGACCGCCGAGTCGGGCCTCGCCGGCGTGGCCGTCTACACTGGCGACAACGCCGAGATCAACGTGCTCCCGAAGTGCGTGGTCCTGTGTGACGCCGCCCGCGCTCCGGCCGAACTGCCCGAAGGCCTTGGCAATTTCCATTGCTCGGTCCGCGTGACCATCTTCTCCAATGCCGACGACACGACCCTGACCGCCCACCGTGCCCGCGTGGCCGCCGTGGCCGGGGCGATGTCGAACATCTCCGCGATCAAGGCCGCATTCGTGGCGGGGGGCGATGCGCTCTGCTATGACGTCACCCCTGAGGCCGAGGACGAGGGCCGCGACGAGCGCTCCTGGGCTTCGGTCCTGAGCTTCGACGTCTTCGTTGTCGTTAACCCGCAGCCGTAAGGGTTGCCCGTTCCCGCAGTTTCAAAGCCTTAATCCCTTAAAAATTTTTTACCCACCATGTGCGCCGCCATCCTGAACGGAACTTCCTGCATCTACGGCATCGGCTCTGGCACCGTGGCTAACTTGTTCGTTCAGTCCTTCTCCGTCTCTGCCGGCTTCAACAACGAGGACACCGTCCAGAACGAGGCGGGCCTTACCGTCACCCACCGCCTGGACGATCGCAAGACGACCCTTTCCGTGGACGGCATATGCAAAACTGGAACGGTTCCGACCCTCGGTTCGACCCTGACCTTCACGACCAACACCTCTTCGGCTTATCCCTCCGGCACGGCCTCGACCAACTTCGTTGGAGTTGTGGTCAAGGTAGACGAAAAATCCGTCAACAAAGGTTTCTGCAGCGTCTCCGTCGAAGCGGTCGATTACGAAGGTATCTCCTTCGCCTAACCTTACTCTTTGACTCCCCTGCGAAAGGGGTAGTCTGGAGGGGTGGACGGAAGATTCCTTCGTGCTTTTACGGACCCGGCAAGGGTCACCTTCCTAGGGAAGGCAGTGTATCCCTGGTGCCTCAAGTACCGGGTTCGCTTGCTTGCCATAGAATCACCCTTGGCTGACGAGTCAGGCCGCGAGCCCACGCCGCTCGACCTCCTGACGGCCGTCAAGATCTGCGCCGAGGAGCCCATCGGCGAGCTGACGAACGCCGAAGTGAAACTGGTCAAAGCCCTTGGAGAACGCCCGGGCAAGTTCCTCACCGAATGCGAACGGTTCCAGGAGTACGCCCACGTCGGCGCGTGGCCGAAGTTCTGGGAATCGAATAAGAAGAACGGCAACACCGCTGGCGACGCTGGGGTTCCTTGGCCGCTGGTAGTGGTCGCCTCACTGGTTAAGAACGGGGTTGAGGAAAAGCGGGCTTGGGAAATGCCCGAGTGTCAGGCTATTTGGTTTAACGCCGCCTATGCCGCGATGAACGGTTCCGACCGCAAGATACTGACGACCGACGAGGAGGCCTTCATGGAGGAACAGGAAGGGCTCGAAAAGGTTGCCCCCTCCGCAGAGGTAAAGACCCCCCCGCCCCATGTCCCAGAAACTTGAATATGAATTGAAGGGAAAGTCCGACGTCGAGCAAGTGACTGGCCGGGCGAAGAAGTCCGTCGAGACGTTGGGTCAGTCGTTCAAGAAGGCGGGCGACGACATCGTCAAGAAGTTCACCGGCATGTTCGCGGGGGCCGTCCTCTTCGACAAGGCGCTGAACTTCATGATGAACACGTTCCGCCAACTGGGGGAAGTGGCAGACCAGGTTGACCGCTCGGGCTTGTCGCCTGAGCAGTTCCAGTCGTTGGCTTACGCGGCGCAGCAGTCAGGCGTATCCGTCTCCGTGCTCGCCAAGGCGACCCGTCAGCTGCGCGTGGACATGGCCGAAGCGGCCGCCGGCACGGGCAAGAAGATTGAGATGTTCAAGGCCTTGGGCATCACGATGGACCAGCTGAAGTCGGGCGACGCCTCCGCCGTCTTCCTGGCTATCTCCTCGGCGATGGCCGGCGGGGCTGACGACTCCGAGCGACTGCTCATCACGACGGCGCTCTTCGGCGACAAGATCGGCAACGACATCATCCCGATGCTGGCCGACTTCGAGAAACTCCAGAAGGACATCGCGGACGCCCCGATTGTGGACGCGAAGACCCTCAAGGCTATCGGCGAATACAACGACGGCATGGACCGACTGAACGCAAGCATGGTCAAACTCGCCGCGGGAATCTTGGGCGCTTACGATTCCTACTCAAAGTGGGCGGCCAAGGTCGCGGAAGACGCGGCCTCCGGCATCTTCGGTTTCCTTAACTACATCGGCCTCGGCGGCGCGGCCTCGAGCGCGGTGACTACCGTAATGCCCCTGACCCCGATGGGCGCGGCGCTTACCACGATGGGCGCCGACGGCTCGACGACTCCTGCCCGAGGAACAGGCGCCCCCTCTGGTGCTTCTGAACGTACGCGAGCCCTCCTGGATGCGCTCAAGAAAGGCGAGAAGCCAGAGAAGGACAAGGCCGCCGATACCAAGGGACAGACAGGCGGTAACGCCGCGACCTCCGTCTCTGGCAACGTGATCGGCGTGGGCCAGAACCCGGTCGTGACCGCCATCCATGAACAGACTGAACTCGCCAAGCAGCAGGTCGAGTATCTCCGCATCCTCGCGAGCAAGACAACCCCTGGCACCCCGGCCAACCTGACCGAGAAGGGCGGCACCCCTGCCACCCCTGCGACCCGCTCCTAATCTTTCCCCATGGCTATCGTCAAACTAGGCAATCCCCTCACGGCCAAGTTCCTCCAAGCTGGCTCGACTTACGAGACCGACGGATACGGACTACTCACCGCCAAAGGCATCTATCAGCTCGACCAGACGGTAGGCGGTACGGCCATCGTCGGCGGTCAGGTGCACCCGCAGTACTCCGACCTCTTCGTCCACAAGTTCACACTGACGCGCAATACCCTTGAGATTGACCAGGTAGACGCGGACTATATCGGCATCATGGCCGAGGTCGGCACGACCACCCGCCCCAACGTGACGGCCTCGCACGGCCTGACCTCTGAGCACATCACTACCCACCCCAACTTCTTCGGCCCTGCGACTGGCTTCACGACCGCGATCGCCGGCAATGGGACTACCTTCACGGCCTCGCTAATCAACCCGGACTATAAGGAAGGCGGTGTCTTCGGCGCTCACTTCAAGGGCAGCGCCATCAACGCGGGGAGCTTCGTCGGCTTCCTCGATTCCAGCACCGCGACGAAACAATACTTCTACGGGAAGAATCAGTATCTAGCCCCGACGACTTCCTTCTCGGGACACATCTATACAAAGCTGACCACAGTCGTGACCGCCCTGCGTAACGCCGTTGGTAAGACCAGCACAACGAACTCATTCAGTGGGACCAAGCTGCTGCCTGACCATGTCGGAACGTCCTGGACGGCCACGGTCAAAGGCGCCGTTCGGCCTACCTTGATGCTCTCTCAAGTCTCATTTGAAGATTACTGCGTCAACCCTGCTGGAACGCCCACTATCTTCAAGGTAAACTATGAGCTGAGGTTTAACCGAGAAGGCTACCCAGACGAAGTTTACCAAACCGTATGAGCAAGATCCAGCCAGGTTCAGGGTACGGGTTTAACTCCGGGGGGTTCGGCTTCACCCTGAACACTGAGAACCCGTTCCCGAATAGCGGCTTTAATGAGTTCCGCCACCCGTTTAAAATTGTTAACGCACAGATAGTAACAAGCGGCGGTTCTTCATATGTAAGTTTTCAAGTAGTATCCGGGACTATCAATAACCTAGTCCCGCTGCTTATGGACTTGGCTTCAGGCACTGGCATTAAATTAGACCGTACCACGGCAGGAGTTCCAAACCCTCCTAACTGCCAGCTGTACTCGGGCAACTTTGACGCCACGACGAAGACGTCATACATTGAATTACGAGCAGGCGCGAAGACATCGGCACCTTTCACATACCCGGACCCTGATGTGGCGAGCAATCAATACCCCATTATCGACGGCGGCAACACGGCACCCTTTACGCCCGACGACAACGTGTTTGGCTTCCTCGTCATCGGCACGATCACCGTCGACAGCATCACGGCCCCGACGACCTTTACGGTAAACCAGAACGTCACCGGCTCGCTGTGGGCTGACCGCCTGAAGTTAGGTTCCTCGACGGCTAACTATTACTACGCCCGCATCTGATGGGAGCACTTGTCGGAGATAGTGAAACCTTCTCCACTTGGGGAAGGTTCCGCACGGCCGTCGCTAATCAGAATGTAAGCCTGATAAACACCGCCCATAACATTGAGTTCCTTTCTGGCTTCAAAGCCGACACGGGTAACGGCTTCCTTCGGTTTGAGCCGACGCTGAGGTTTGTGTTCACCTATCAGCCGCTCGTACTTATCGCCGACCTTGGAGGAGGAGATGCTTTTGCTTTTTACGCCATCACTGAAGAGAATGAGGTGCAATTCCTAGGCCAGACCGTCAACGCCACCGGGGGGTCTTTCAGCATAACGACAGACGCATTTACGTCACCCCTTGGGCAGTCCGTTATTGGCATAGCCTCGGCTCCCATCATCGACGTGGGTCTTTTGACTCCCTTCTGACCCCACTTGCCAATTAATATAGAATGGCTTGAGAACCTGTCTTGAACCAAGGTCTTTGACGGGATGCCCGCCCCCGCAGTTTTAGACCGCCATGGCTAATACAACCATTTTCTCTAGGGGCGACAGTTTCTCCTGCACATGGGCATGGATTCCTGGCGCAGGCGAACCCGCCACCCTCACCGGGACCACGATCACCTCGACCCTTCGCGATCACTGTGGCCGCGAGTACGATATGACCGTGACCATTGCCGGAGGAGGCCTGTCGTTTTCCACGACCTACGTCGGCGACACCTCGGACTGGTCGCTCGGGCTTGGCAGCTGGGACATCCGCTTCACTTTCCCCGGCGGCCCCGTGACCCACTCGACGATGTTCCGCGTCCAGGTTCAGGAGACCATCACCCAAGCTTAACATGGCGACCATCAACGGCACCTTCAACAGCCTCATCGGCGGGACCATCTCCGGGACCGTCGGCACCCCTGGCCCCGCTGGCCCGACTGGCCCGACTGGCGCGACTGGCGCTGCCGGAGCCCCTGGCGTGGGCGTTCCTGCTGGCGGCACGGCTGGCCAGTACCTCCAGAAGACCACCACTGGGGTCGACTACGCGACAGGCTGGACGACCCTCTCCCTTTCTGGCTATGCGACCGAGTCATGGGTGACCGCCGGATTCTACCCTCTGACCGGAAACCCCTCGGGCTTCATCACGTCCTCAGCGCTGACGCCGTACCTCCTCAGCTCGACGGCGGCCTCGACCTATCAGACCATCGCGGGGATGTCGTCGTACCTGACGACTTCGGCTGCGGCCTCGACGTACGCTGTCATCGCCGCCGGCCAGCCTACCTCGGGCACTGTCGGCCAAGTGCTAACCAAAAACTCTGGAGCGAACTGGGATTCCAGCTGGCAGACCCTTATCCCGGGCGACCGCTACCTGACGACCTCGACGACGAGCAATACCCTTAGCAATACGAATAAGACCTTCACGATCGGCACGGGTCTCTCGTACACGCCGACCCAGAACATTACGATTTCTTACGACGCGTCGAACCATATGCACGGAGAAGTGCTGACGTACAACTCTGGCACGGGCGTGCTGACGGTGGACATCAATCACCACACAGGGTCGGGAACGTACGCCTCTTGGGTCGTCAACGTGGGCGGCGTCACCCCTGCGACCTCCGTTGCCTGGGGCGATGTGACCGGGGTTCTTGGCAATCAGGTCGACCTCGCCAATGCGCTCAACGCGAAACTCGCCACGGCTGACGCGGCCACGACCTACCAGACAATCTCGGGCATGAGCTCGTATCTCTCCAAGGCTGGCAATCTTTCAGGGCTGGCGAACACCGGGACGGCCCGCACCAACCTCGGCTTGGGCACGATGGCGACCGCCACGGCTACCGACTACCTCTCTAAGGCTGGCAATCTCTCGGGCTTGGCTAACACGGCTACGGCGCGCACGAACCTTTTGCTGGGTGATACAAACACGGTGGCCTTCCGAGCAGTCAACTTGTCAGAAGGCTCGCCTGGCATTGACGACACGTTTTCGACCTTAAATGTAATTACTTCAAGCGTTAGTTATGGTGTTAACGGAAGCACCACCTCTTACGTCGACGATGGCAGCGGTGCGGCTATTGTCAGCGAGTATGGTTCATTCGTTCTAGATAAGAATACTTTTAGTCTGAACCGCTATCCGACTTACGACAGCAGCAATCCGTCAAGCGCTACGTCTGGAAACGAACTTAACTACAATGCCGCCACAGGCTCTTTGAGCATTAGGAGTTTTGAAACGGCTGGCCCAAGCGACCAGACCATCACTCTGGCCGCAGCTGGTGTCACGCTGCCGAGCGCCGGATCTATCACCTTCGGCGACGCTACCGTTCAGACCACGGCGGGCATCCCAGACGCGCCCAGCGACGGCAACTACTACGTCCGAAAGGATGGTGCATGGATTGCTTGCACGGTGGTAAGCATTTACGACTCCAACTCATCGGCTTCCTACAACTGCCTAACCGTATGATTACCCACCTCCTCGCCCTCCTCGTCGGCTTCGTCGCCGGTGCTCTCGTCTTCCGCAAGCACGCCGCCAAGGCCAGCGAGCTCGAAGCCAAAGGCCGTCAGGCCCTCGACGCCCTCAAGGGTCGCGAATAATCCATGCGCCTGCTCCTGGTCATCGCCGTCCTGGCCCTGACCGGGTGCAGTCTGTTCCGCAAGGGTGACGCCCTGCCGCCCCTGCCCGTCCAGCCTCCCGGCCCGACCAAGCCTGACGTCGTCGCCACGCTAGGCAAAGACCTCGATAAGACGGATCACCGCGTCGCCTCGGCCCTCGTGGCAATCGAGCGCAACGCCGACAAGCCGAAGGTCGTGGTCGCTGAGTCTCGGCTGGCCCAGTCCTATCTGCCCGCCCCGCCTGAGTCTGACGTGGCCTTCGCCATGGCCCGGGCGACCAAGGCCGACCCTGTGGACTACCAGAAGCAGATGGCCTTTGGTCGTCAACTCGCCACCGCCGTGACCAAGGCCTGGGAGAAACTGGAAACCCAGCAGGCCGAAGCCCTCCGCGTCTCGCAGCTGAAGGACGCCCGCATTGTCGAACTGACCAAGGAGGTCGAGCGCGTGAAGAAGGACGCCTCCGCCCAGACATGGACGCTCGTCGGTGCCGGACTCGCCGTCGTCGGCGCGTTGACCACCGCCTTCATGGGTCCGCGCATCGGTCTGCCCCTGCTCCTCTGCGGAGCCTTCTGCGGATCGGTTCCCTTCATCATCGACTCGCCGTATTTCGAGTACATCGCCGCCGGCACGCTCCTGGTCTGCTCCGGCCTCGGCCTCTGGTGGCTCGCCGACAAGGTACGCGACTCCGTCAACAAACCTTCCGACGATGTCCCGCCGCAAGCCTAAGCCAGTCAAGGTCGTCTGGCGCAAGTTAGGCCGCGAGCGTGCTTGGGGTCAGGCGACCATCGGCGAAGACCTCATCGAGATTGACCCCCGCCTAGGTGCGAAGCGTCAGCTCGAGGTCTTGTGCCACGAGCAGGTCCATCTGCTATTCCCCGGCCTCGCTGAAGGAGAAGTGGACAAGGCCGGCAAAGCCCTCGCCAAGATGCTCTGGGCCGAGGACTACCGCCGCGTCCTGCTGGCCCCCAACTCCAAGCCACCGCGCATCTCGTGAGCCCTCCC